TCTCCGTTTACCAAGACATAAGGAGGTTTAGTGTATCCAGAACCACGTTTGGTGAGTGTGTAGGTCTGAATATCTCCATAAGGAATATTGTTCTCACTCTTAAAACTGAAAGCAATAGAACCGTCAACAAAGATACCTACATCTCTGGTTGGAGTCTTATATACTTCAGGAGTTGTACTAGTCTCTTTTGGAATGAGTTTGAGCAACTGGGGGTCAACCATAGGCACTGGTTGATCCTGACTCGTTAAGATAGGGGTAGATGGATATGAGGATGTAGCAAAGTAGTAATACTGACTATCCTCGTATACTGCACTGACATCAGAAAGGAACTTCTGTAGTCCTTGACCAACACCAGGGTTGAATGGAACAGAAGGAGTTAGACCAGATGTGTTTACCTTCCAACGAACATTGTTTGCCCTTTGGTCATAGATGACTAAATTCTTGGTTTCAAATCCTGGTTTGGAAACTTGAACCTTGTCACCTACTTGAGAGTATGGTTCTCCATTTTCGACATTGAGATTTGTTAGAGTTCCATAGACAAGCAACTTGACCCTACCGTCATTAGTAGATGCCGAAACATTAGAATAGTTTACTACCAGGTCACCAACATTGTGTGTTCTGGTGATATTACCCCTTTCGCTGATAATAAACTGTCTAGCACCCTTTCCTTCAAATTTAATGATCTCATTATTGACTTGTAGGTATCCAGACTGTGCTGACCAACCCAAAGTAGAGTCTACAGTAAGTGTATCTCCAGGACCTTGAGTAGTCGTGAGATCCCTGTCCAGGACTGTCTTTTGGGGGATTGCAAAATTACCATTTACGGTATTTGGGTTGATAATCAGGTTAAACAACCCGTAGTCACCAACCTTGCCAATACCAACTACATTCTCGATGCTTACCGATGCATATGAAGCATCTGGAGAATTTTTGTCAGATTGCTGTACAATAGTTTGTCCAATCAACCAGTTGGCGTTACCTTCCAGAATAATTACTTGTAGAGCAAAAGCGGCATCCCAATTGGATTCTGATACTTTTACAGTAAAATCTTTTGGATAGTACGTTGTGGGGATGTCATCAGCACTCTTTGAGATGATAGAGTTGAAGATAAACCTAATTGACTTATCAGTTCCTTTGACTTTGTAAAAGTCAGCAATATTCTTAATTAACTGACGTTTGTCAATATCTCCTTTGAGATATACTTCTGGGACATCAACCAGATATTCTCTCTCAAACGCCTTCACAAGGGCGTACAGGAAGAGGTGACTTAAATTATGTACTACCGAACTGGTAGCGTGAAACTTTGCGTCAGAGGACGTGTATTGGGACTTTTCGTAGAGATCCCCTAATTGGGTGGTCCCACTAACTCCTCTAGAAACTTCCAAGAACTCTGTATCTGTTCTAGAAGCATAAAAACAAATTTCATCACCAATTTTGATGTATCCATTCTTTTTGGGGAATGAAGATGCATCAGCAACAGCGATAGTGGTAGCTGCGGCAGAAATACCAACAGTTAGTGTGGTCTGTTCTGTTAGCAGATTTTTTTCATAAAAATCAACATCACGGTATGATGTGATGTTCGATATAATATCTAAAGACTGACCAGTCGATTCTAGTTGCTCATAGTATGCTTCGATGACTGCCGCAACATTTCCATATTCAGAAACGATAAACGCAGGAAGCTGTGTCTCAATTAGCGATGAAATTTTATTACTCATCTACTTACTCTGGGTATACCGCGAACTTACTATTAGCAACATCTACATCCAAGTACATATGTCTGGATGCATCGATATCGTTATTACGAGGAACGACACGAACTGAAATTCTGTTGTCGAAGAAAGTACCTTCTATAATAGTCACGTCATACAACTTGATTTCACCCTCGTCGTAATCTACATCGCCAATATAGTCCTTCAATACTATCTTTTCGCCAGTTCCAGGATCTAGTCTATATAGGATCATTTTGCCGAAGCGATCTTCCATGTAGACATCAGTAATAGGATATTCACTGACTCTAAATGCTGTGCTCTGAATGACAGGACCATCTTCAGGACAGTTGCTCTTAAATGGGTTCTGGAAGCAGAGTTCGTAGTAAGAAGTGCTGTTGATCAAAGGATAGAAATCCTTTCTCATCAATACAGTTGTAGTGTTAGATGTGATGGATCGATCAGCAGAGTCGATGACTCCAACGTACTTACTGTATCTAAACTTACCGTTGAATTTTTCGGTACTTGATGCTTTAGTATACTGCTCAACGCCAGCATAGACCTTGGTTCTGATGTCTTCTGGATATTGATTAGTAACTCTAGTGTTAAAGTTAATTCTGCTGTTTAACTCCAGATACAGGATAGATGGGTCCTTAATTTCGGGAGTTACAGAAGCAACAGCATAATCTTTCAATCCAGCAATAATTTGTTGCTTGGTTGTTGTAGATAAGGTAGAACCACTGTCTGGTTTAATAACAATCTTGACCTTACCAAATTCGGGGTATCTCTCTTCTTCGCCGCCGTATGTGATAATGTCAGAGATTGCTGGATAAATTTTTCTTACAATAGCAGCGTAATCAGTAGCTGTTACTGCTCTATTCTGTGTAGCATACAATTTCGGTGCATTGAACTTAATCTTGTCAATGCTTTCAATATCAGCACCACCGTTTGCTCTATCAACAACTGTGATGTTTCTTACTTCAGTTCCAAACGCAGTTCCGTTGACATCCTCTAAAACTCCAGCAAATACAAATAACGATGCGCCATTTGCCTCGGAACCATTAGAAATTAGGTACGATGCTTCGACATAGTTGTTATGATCGAGTTTCTGACCAATAACACCGTCACCAAAGAATAACTCATATCTCTCGTCTGCGGTTTCATCTACGTAGAAAATACCGTCAGTGTCTTTGATGTCAATGATATTGTCAATCATAGTGAAGTAAGCGAACTCACTAGACTGTTCTGTAGGGTATACTTTGACTCTAATGGTGCTAGTATCCGCTTTTCCGTTGGACAGTAGGAATTTTTGCGATTTGATGAAGTTACTTACGGTAAAGTTGTCCTCAACAACAGAACCTTCATACAACTCTACGTTAGTGAAAAACGCTTGTCCATTAACAACACCCGCCTTGTAGTCATCTAATACTACAAAGCGGTACAGTTTATCGTTATATGTAGTGACAAATCCCGTACCCTTCTTCAATACAATGATTGGAGGTGCGGATCCTGGAAAATTTACTTGGAAATTAACCATTGCCTTTGCCGCAACTACGGACTTTGGTTTATACCCTAGTTGCTTTGCCAGAGAAATTACGTTGTCACGCAGAGTGGCAGACTCTAGAAATAACTCATTTACCACCATGTTCGTGTTGAACGCGGTGTAATACGTATTATATGCTAATACGTCGAGTAATGTGCTCCAGACAGAACCCTCGAAATCATAATCAGTGAAATCAGACTGTGCTCTCAAATATTCTTTGAGAGTAGTCTTAATATTTTCAAAGTCTAAATCATTTACTTGAATATGCTTCATCGGGTTCTCTGGAGGAGGAAGTTGATTGATTGGTCGGGAGTGTCTTGACGACCAATAATTGTGAACTCAATGTTCGTTTCAAAAGCATTATTGTCAAAGTCTGGTATGACCTCAACTTCTTGCAGCCTTATTCTAGGTTCGTATTTTGATAGAGTACGTTTGATCTCATCAGCAATAAGACCTGCAATAGCAAAATCAAGGGATTCAAACAACAAGTCGCGAATCCCCGAACCGATTTTACTATCAAACAATCTTTCTCCAGGTGATGTCAATAACAAATTAGTAATTGACTGTTTAATAGCTGCCTCATCTTTTGTCACCTGCAAGTCCCCTGTAATGGGGTGTGGATTGAAGGTGACCTTTAAATCTTTAAAAGACTGTTGATTAGGCACAATAACACAATTTATTGTTTATTTATGGTCCTTTTTCTGATCTTCTTTCTTCAACTTCTTCAGGTACTTGTCGGAGTCAACCTGGGTGATCAGGGTCATTCCAGACTTGATGAAGTCTTTACTTTTATCGGTTGGTGAATTACCCATTTTCTTTCTCCTTTGGTGTTTGCCAGAAATAATCGTCAGTGTCTCCAAGGCGTCCCCAGTCGATTCCTGCCTCTACTTGGTATTGTATGGTGGATACCTTAAAGTCAGGGAATTGAGGGTCCTGTGGGGTTATAGAGAGGTCATACAGTCGCATTCTGTTGTTAGGATATAGTGCATACTGACCGTTGTTTAAAGCGATGCAGTTATGCGACTTGTGCTCTTGTGGCACCTCACTTACATTATTATCTATAACATCGATGTTTGCATGATAGTTATCTAGTGTAAACAGATACTGACCTCGCATCAATCCATGGTCTCTAGTGAAGACTTCGCAGTCCATAGATGCCACAAATCCTTTGCTCATACATGCTACTCCATAATCCATACAATTCCAGAATTGTAGGTTCTCCAAACTCATGTCTACGTCTGGAGTTTTAGGTGACCTTACAAAGGCACTGATCGGGAGTTTATCATACATTGCACCATAGGTGGGCAAGTACGTCTCAAAGTAAAAAGCACGCCCAGGTATGCTTTTAGCACATACCCAGACGCCCTCTACAAACTCCCCATGTCCATCTTGATGGTCTCGTAAGTATTCTTTACGAACCCATACCTTTTCAGCAGGAAGATTGCAAATTAGATTCACTTACCTTGACCCCGATAACGCTTCTTTGCTTTGTTACGGGATGTTGCTGCATACTTGGTATGCTGTCCACTACCTTGTCGTGATTTCTTGGGAGTTGCCTCAATAAACTGTTGTCCAAGAAGAGACTTTTTAACCTTTGCCATTGATCAATGATGAACTGATGATATTATACCACAAATTTACCCACCTGCCAACACCGTATGTGATCCTTGTGTCATTACTGCTCCAAATGACAATACATCACCAATACGCATGATTGCTTTCTTATTACAGAAAACCTTCGTCGATCCTTTGACACATTTGTCAGTATGAGGTGGGTTCTTGCCACATACATGGACTGATGTCACATCACCTACACGCAATGCTTGTTTCTTGTTCACAAAGACGTTCAGAGACCCTGTAATGACAGGTACAGGTGGCCAACACTGATGACCACTCTCTAGGTCTTTGATTCTGCTTATACCAGATCCTGCTGCTGCCATTAGGGGTTGCCTCCAGTTGTTCCTACAGTACCTTCAGTCGCAGTACGTTGTCTCTTTAGTCTATGTAGCGTCCTACTCTTATGATGACGCCAATTATTGTCCACATCCACATATGCTGGGAATGTCCAAGTATATGGTGGACATGTACTAGTAACAGTGATGAGATAATGATAACGCAGAGTTTTTATAAGGGAGGGTCTATAACTCCACATATAGTTACTATTCTGCTGTGCAAGGTCGTGCCCTACAGGTCCATATAACTCTCTACCTACACTATTCTGATATGCAAAGTCCCTTACACCCGTTCCAGGTATTTTTCTAGCTATCAGAGGCTCGGTCCTCATTTTTGGCGAGAGAGGTTTCACCCTACCCTGCCCACTGAAGAATGACGAACTTCTCACATTGTCCTGTGCCATTGGCACCTCTAGTCCCTTATAACTCTCAATGAAGCCTGCCTCACTATCATATAACCACTTCTCCGTGTAATTGCCAATGATAGGGATCGGCAGCACTAATGTGGTGACCCCAGGTGCTACACTGATACTCCCCATACTCACAGCATCAGTACCAGCTCTCATCTCTGGAATGGTAGATACTCCTCCTTTCAGGACTATTACACCAGGTTGATAGACACTGACACTGATACCTG